ATCTAGATTCTGATTATGAAATAATTGATTTAATTAAAAAATCTATAGACCCAACTAAAGGTATACCAGTATATTATATAGATAAATATTTAAATAAGACTAAAGAAATAGCAAATAATCTATTAGATATATCACAAAAAGGTAAGTTTGCTATTAATTTTGATATTAATGAAAAAGATTTCTTTATACAAGTATTTAAAAATAATGGAGATATACTAGATGATATAAATGAAGCATCACAAGGTGAAATAGCATTAACTAGATTATCCTTATCTTTAGCACTAATGGAACAAAAAATTGAAGAAAATAATAATTGTGGTTATAATATTATAACTATGGATGAGGTTGATGGTGCATTAGATTCTACTAATAGAAGATATTTTATAGATACTATAGAAAAACAAGCTAATATTTTAAATTCAGAACAAGTATTTGTAATATCTCATAATAAAGAGTTTGAAAATTTTGATATTGATTTTCTATTATTAAAAGGTTATGATTTAGATATTACTAAGAAAATGAAAAAAAATATAATTTTAATAAAATAAAAAATAGTATAACATTATTATAAACTCTATATGTAATTAAGGCAATCAAATACTAAACCCAAAAAATCCCATACCTATTATCCCTATAAGAATGTATTTTCTTATAGGGAAATTTTTTATTAAAGGAGATAAGTTAAAATGTTAAATAATAATAGATTAAATATGTTAGATAAAAGTAAATATTTAGCTAATGCTAATATTGAAACAAAGAGTAAATTTCTAATTGATTTAAATACTATAAATCCAACTAATATAATTAAATCAATTAAGAATACTACGTTAAGAGATAATCTAAGTAAGTTTAGAATTACACAAGATAAAAAAGAAATTAAAGAATTACTAAGTTCCGACTATTTACATTATTATATTTTATCAGGAAAAGAAGGAATTACTAAAATATTATATCCATTATTATCACAAATGTTTGATGATGATAATAAAATAGCAACTGATAAAGAAAGAAAAGAAATAGTAAATAATTTAAGATTAGCATACGATAAAGCTTGTGAGTTAGCTGATAATGAAATAGATATTAAAAGAACTAAAGAAATAAATGAAGGATTAGGTTATTTTAAAGAAACTATAGATGAAATAATAGCTCCTTATAATTTTTAATAAATTTGAAATGTCATAGATTACAAATATATATTATTAAATTAATATAGATTTCATAATCTATGACAAATATTTTTCATCAAAGCCAAAGGAGTTGTTTTTTATGTTTAATAAAATCGAAAGAGGTATAAAAAGAGTATGGAGGAGTTCTTTCATATACAAACACATAGTCTATAATATAGAATATCTTCTATGTTTAATCGTTATAGTCAAAGAGGTTATCAGAGATGAAGGAGTAGACTATGTAAAAAACTACATAGATAACTATCTAAAACAAAAGAGAATCTTAGACAAAGACGAAACTATATTCTGCATAGACGTATTGTTAGGAGTTATTCTTTTCATACTATATGTAGCAGGACTTGTAGGTATCGAAATAATGCTATGGAAAGCGTAATAGTAAAGGAGGACTAAAAAATGAAGAATGAAACTAAATATTGTGGTTTCGATACATATCTAATAGATAAAGGTATTATGCCAGAAAAGGAAGACTATCATTACTGGGATTTCTTTAGAGAGATATTCACTGATTGGATAGCACCAAGCATGCTAATGTTTCTTTATGTATTAATCATGTTAGTAGCATGGATTATTGGATGTTTATTCTTCTAGTCTTTAAGTTCTCATGTATGAGAATTTAAAGGTAAAGGTATTAAGGTAATTTTACTCTTAATACTTTTTTTAAATATATATTATAATTTTGTAAAAAAATAAATTATTTTTTATAATAGAAAGGTAGTTTTAAGCATGAAAAAATCTAATAATACTAAGAAAGAAAGAAGAAAATTTTTAGCTGATTATAAGCTAAACCAAGAAGAAGAGGTGATACTAAATGAAATTTATAATGGAGATAATTTAATTGAAAAATTAATGAATGGTAAGAAAATTAGATTTGAAGTATTAAATGAATTAATTCCTAAATTTCCAGATAACATAGATACAGTTACTATTTATATTGATTTATTTTCAATAATACATCCATTATATAATATAAAAATCCTAGAGGAAGTTCATAACCTAGTTATGAATGATAATAATAAATTTTTAATATCATCACATTTAATAAATACAGCTGCTCATTTTAGAAGATACTTTGCTACTCGTAGAAACTGTTATACTAATATAGTATTTTATTATTCATTAGAAAAATCTAAGAATGAGATAGAAATAAATCCTAATTATAAATTTGATTTTTATGATAAAAGACTTAAATATAAAAATACATCATTTTATTTACTAAATAAAAATATTAAATCAAATATAGATATATGTGAAATATTATCTGATTATTTACCTCATATATATTTTATAAATACTGAAGAATTTAATCCATTAATAGTACCATATCATTTCAGTCAAGGTCAAGGTAATAATGAATTATCATTTATATATACTGATGATAAGGTATCTACATTAAATTTATTATATAGAAAAAATATGAATTTACTATATCAAGGTTATAAAGCAATATCATTTATTAATAATAAAGAAGATTTACTATATATTTATAGTGGTAAAGAAAATGTTTATGAAAATAAAATAAATAGTTATTTATTACCATATATTTATGCTATATCAGGTTATAATAAATATAATATTGAGGGTGCTGTTCCATCATCTAAAGAAATAAGAACTTGTAATAAAATAGTTAAATTAATAGACCAAGGAATTATATCAAATATAAATTATAATAATAAAGATTTATTTATTAATGATTTAGCTAATTCCAATAATTATACAGAAGAGCAACTAAATATTATTAAAAATAATATTGAGTTATTTGATATTAGATTAATTTATAATAAACTTAATGAAGCAGATAAATTAAAAATATTTAATTGTAAAGATTTAGAGAATATAAATGAATTGATAAAAATCAATGATAATTATTATCAATATTATCCATTAAATTTAGAAGATATATTATTAGGAGAAGATTATGAGAGTGTTGTATAACACTCTCTTTTTTTAAGGAGGAAATTAAAAAATGAATAGAAAAACTATAAACTGTGATTTAGCTAAATTAAAAAGATATATTTATAGAATTGAATTTAAAGTAATTATAAATTCAGTAGATAGTAAAACATATCAAACATCTAGTAATGAAGTTGATTTAACTAACTTTCTTAAATCATTTCAAATATATAATATGTTTGATGATTTTTACTTTCCAGTAGTTAAAGTTGAATGTGTATTAGATCCTTTAACACATGAATCAATAATAGCTGATTTAAAAAAAGTTAAATTTACATTCACTGTAAAAAGATATAACTGGGATGATTTTAATAGTGATAATGATGAAATGGATTTAGATAATGCATCATATACAGTTATATTTAAAGATATTGAATTATATGTTAATGATTATAATAAAAATGCATATAGTGGTAGTGAAGATTTCCAAATAGCATGGGAGGGTAGTGAAACTGATGGTTTCCAATCACCTAAGTATCTACCATTAGTATTGGAATTATTTCCTATACAGAATTTGTATTTACCTAGATATATTGTAAGAGGTGTATATAGAAATATAACTAGAAATGAATTATTAGTTAAAATGGTTAAAGAATATAAAAATCTTATTTTTAATGATAAATATAAAACAGTTAATCCTGACTTAAAAAATAAAAGTTTTCTAGTAAATAATTCTTTAAATGATGGAGTTATCCCACAAGTTATATTTCCTAATTTAAATTACTTACAAACATTCAACTATTTACAAAATACATATGGTATATATTCTACTGGTATAAGAATTTTTTTTGATTTTAAAAGAAATTATATATTATATGGAGATTTTAATGAACCAACTATACAAGAAAAATCTGGAGCTGATGATGGAGCAATTATAGAACCAGAAGGATATAATACTACTATACATGCTGGAGATAATGGTAGTATAAGTCCAGAAAATGATAAAATATATTTAGTATTAGGTAAAGCAGCAACAGAATATTCTGGATCTTATTATAATAGTAATTATTTCATATATGGACAAAATTCATTTATGATTAATTTTAATGACATATCTAATAAAGAATTATATGGGGAACATATAAAAATTAAAAGGACTAATATATTATATGAAGATGAATTTGAAACTACAACTTATAATAATTATCATGAATTTTATGAAGGTACTACTTTATATGCTAATGATCCAGATTCATTAAATAAATGGATAAATGATGAATGGGAAGTTGTTAATCATACTAAAATTATTAATGATTATGATTTTTATAAATCTAAGCATAATAGTATAGATGAATCATTTAATGTACAATCGGCACCTAGATATCAATTTTGGTATAATCCATATTCTCATAATGGAATAGAAACTGAATTAGATAATTATTTAAAGAAATCATCTATTATATATACATTACAATTTAGAAATATAGATATGGATATATGTACACCTAATAAAAAATATATATTAAAATTTATTAATGAAACATATAATCAAAATTATGATGGTGTATATCAATTAAGATCATCATTAAATGAATTTACACCAGTAAAACCAGGATTATATGAATGTAATACTTCATTAGGTTTATATAAATTGGATGATGATAAATCAGAAGATGAAACTCTAGAAAATATGGTAATAGAAAATAGTGATGCTACTAGTGAAGGAGGAACTGAATAATCATGGAAATGATAGGTAATTATTTAACTAATTATGGTGCTAAACAATATTTATCTGAAGCACCATATAATTTTCATTATTCAACTGGAGGTGTAAATAACTCATCAGATGAATATAAAGAACTTAAAGATTGTATTGATTATATAATCAAAATTAAAGATCTACCAGTATCTACATTAAAGACAGAACAAAAAACATTTTTTAATAAAACTAAAAATTTATTTAGATTTTTAAATAATGGTGTAGGATTAACTGGTGTTGTATTAACTCAAGCTTTTATAGAAACTTTACCATTAAAATTAATTTCTTTTACTATAATTGCTGTAATAAATCAGATATTTCAAAATACAATTAGTAAAAAAGAATTTGAATTATTAGAAGAAGACTGTAATGAAGTTAGAAGTTTATTATATCAATTAAAAAATAAATGTAAGAATAAAGATGAAATATATCAAATAAATACATTAATTAGAAATTTAGAAGATCTTATGAATAGATATAATTGTAACTTAAATGTAATATAAGAAAGGAGTTATATTATTATGGAAGGAAGTTATTTAACTAGTTATGGTGTTAAAGAAGATAACATTTTAACTGAAAGAGCAAAATTATCTTTTCCTAATTTTCAAGAGGGTAAAGATTATACAAAACTTAAAAATGCAGTTAATGATGCTAAATATTATTGTAGTTTATCAGATGAAGAATTAGTTACAGGTAGAAGAGGATTTATGCATTTCTTTAAAAGATATTTACAAATATATGAAGATTTATCCACTATTTTATGTAGTGCTATGGGTATTAAATTTTTAGTATCTGGACATCCATTTTTATTAGGTTGTCAATTGGCTGGTGTTTTAACATCTAGATTATTAAGATTATTATTTGATTCAATTGAATTTGAAAATATAGAAAAGGATGCTAATACTGTATTATATAATTTATATAAAATTGAATTTAAATTAAAAAAAGCAGGTAATAAAAATCAAGAATTAGCAGATATTAGATATAGTATTAATAATTTGGAAACTACTATGAAAAAGACTAATTGTAAAATAACTGCTAGAAGACCTAATATGTTATATGATGAGTAATAAATTTATTTATGATTCTAAAACCACTAATAGATCTTTTTTAAAAATGTATGTAATATTTAAGAAATTAGGTATTAAAAATAATAAATTCTTTTTAAAATTATATGATAAAACATTACAAGGTATTGACCCTTTTGATGAGGATAATTTAACAGAAGAACAGAAATTAAGAATTAAAATAGAATGTCAAAGAAATCCTTATTATTTTCTAAGAGAAATAATAAGGATTCCAGTATCTGGTGGTTTAAAAAGATTTGAAATTCATAGAGGTAATTTAGCTATTATATTTTGTATGTTAAATTGTATTAATTTAGTAGCTATATTACCTAGACAACACTATAAAACTATTACTACTGTTTGTTGTTATGTATGGATTTATTATTTTGCAACTGAAAATAGTGCTATACTATTTTTTAATAAAGAATTTAGTGATAGTAAGAATAATTTAAAAAGATTTAAAGAAATATATGATGAATTACCTGAATATTTAAAAACAATTAAAAGTAAAAAAGATATAGATAATTTAGAATATATTGTAAATGGAACTAATCATAACTCAATTAGAGCAATGCCTGCAGCTACTAATGAGGGTGATGCAGATAAAAAAGGAAGAGGAGCAACTACGAGTCTTCAGTACTAGTTGTCAGATCTTGGTACTACTAAAACCTCTTGAATTGCTGGAAACTCCTAAAGCTTAACTAACTACAACATAACCAGAAATGATAGGTGTGAATGTTACGAAAGTAGAAAAAATAGTTAAGATGATATATGGTTAAATGAGTGGCTTATATGGTAACATAGTCCTAAGTATCATTATAATGGACAATCAGCAGCTAAGATTCTATTAATAGAATAAAGTTCAACGACTATCGAAAATATAAATATAACTTCAAATAGAAGAATAAGGTATTAAATATACACGAAATGAGTAGAGTACAATTATAATATAATTGGAAGTGGGAGGTATCCTTATTATAAGGATAAAGATATAGTCTGATTTATATAGAAATATATAAAATAAATAGGGGATGAGATGGCTTTCCTTAAATATAATGAAATAATGTATTGTGCTGGTATACCTGCAGCTTCTCAAGCTAAACTAGAAGCTATAAGAAACAATAAAAATTATGGTATAACTATCACAACAACACCTAATAATATAGATCTACCAGAAAGTATATGGTGTAGAGAAGTATTAATAGGACAAGCATGTATATTTGATGAGAATTTCTTTTATGATCATACACTAGAAGAAATAGATGATTATATAAAAAAGAAATCAGATAATAACTTTGTATATATTGAATTTAGCTATAAAGAATTAGGCAAAGATGAAAAATGGTTCAAAGAACAATGTAGAGATCTACAAAATAACTTATTAAAAATAAAGAGAGAATTATTACTAGAATGGACTAGATCATCAGATATAGCAGTTTATTCAGAAGAACAACTAGAAGCAATAAGTCAACATATAAAAGAACCAGTTAGTAAAATTCGATTATTAAAATATTATACTATTAATCTATATAGAAATGATATAGACTTTAAAAAAGTATATATAATAGGATGTGACGTAGCAGCTAAAACTGATGGAGATGCATCAACATTATGTATAATGGATCCATATACATTTGAAATAGTAGGTGAATTTAGAGAGAATAAAATTGATTCAGAAGATTTTAAACACTTAATAGAAGAATTAATTACTAGATATTTCTTTAATTCATTACTAGTAGTAGAAAATAATATAGGTCAACATATATTAGATTATTTAATGAGAACCCCAGTAGCTAAAAATGTTTATTATGAATATAAAACTAAATTAGCTTCTAAAATAGAACAAAGTAAGAAAGAAATAATTCATAGTAAAACTAAAAAGAAAACAGTTACATATGGTGTATGCACAACTAAGGAATCTAGACCATTAATGCTAGATATATTAGATAACACTGTATATGAAAGTCCTGAATTATTAGCTACACCTAATCTATATTCAGATATTAAAGGATTAGAAAGAAATAAACAAGGTAAAATAGAACATGGACCAGGTGGTCACGATGATAGTTTATTTGCATATTTAGTAGCAAGATATGTATTGGTATATGGTACTAATTTAGCTAGATTCATGTTACCAATTAATGGTAGAACACCAGAAGAAAGAAATAAAAGAATAGCTAGAATGAGTTATTCATTAAGTGAAGCTAATAAGAGTGTAACTCAAAAATATAATGGTATAGCTAAATCTATAATTGAAGAAGATGAAAAACATAATGAAGAACTAGAAATATCTAGATCTAAAAATATATCTTTCTTTAATAAAATATTAAAAATAGAATAAATTTATGAGTAATGATTATTATAATCATTACTCATAAAAAATTTATATTAAGATGATATCATCATTGCTAGTATTAGCTGAATCATTCAATTCATCTGATATATCTTTATTTTCTCTTTCTACCTCTGCTTGAACTCTCTTTTCAGCTGATTGTTTATCTGACATTAATTTATCTGCATGATATCTTAATTTTTCAACTAAATTAGTTTGTTTAGCAATTACATCTGGATTAGCATTACCTGAAGATTGTAATCTATATACATTTTGTTCTGTAAAATATGCTAATGCTAATAATTCATCAGAAATTCTACGCTTTAGGAAATAATATAAGAATACTACATCTCTAATAGAGAATACTAATGCAACTATAACACCAATTACTGCTAAACTAATAGCAATAACTTCTTCATTAAATATTCTATTTCCTTTAGTAGAATGGAATGTAGATTCAAATGATTCAGATATCTTATCACTATTAGTAAATAATCTATTTAAATCACCTTTTTTTTCTAATGCTAAAAATTTATCTAGACTCTTAACATAGATACTTCCATTTAATTCTTTTTGTGCTGTTTCTTTATATATTGCTTTATAATATCCTTGAGGTTCTTTAATCCATTCTATTGTAGATACTACTAAATCAGCTGTTAATGATATCATAGTAGCAGATATATTAGTATATGTTATAATTAATAAATCATTCTTCTCATCAAATGCTTTTTGGAATTGTGATTTATATTTAATTAATACATCATGTGTTCTACTAACTAGATTAATTTCATTAGGTGCATTCTTATCACCAGTAGCTAATTTCTTTAATGTATCTAAACATCCTTTAAAATCATCATATTTAGAGAATTTGGTAATATCACCTTTTGTTTTCTCTATTCCATTATAATTGATTTTTAAAGTCTTCTTTTTTATAGATTTGATCATTTTATCAACTGCTGATCTACTTACTTTTTTTGCTCCACTTTCACTTAGTGATTGATATCTTTCATATTTTTGATTTGTATCCATAAAAAAAGTTTCTAATAATAAATCATCATTTCTTAATATCATATTAAATCACCTCTTATCTTAATGTAATACTTCTACTATTTTTCATAGCAGCAGCTAAGTCATTTTGTAAATTACCAAATGTATAATTATCCCAGTTTTTACTATCCATATTAAATAATGATATAGTATCATCTGTTTCATCTACTATACATATATGCATTAAAAAGAATTTGTCACATAATTTAGCAGCATGTCTAGTATTATTTAATAAATCAATTCCAGATCTAGCTTTAATTATACTAACATCATCTTTGGATAATACAATAGTAGCATTAGGGACAAAACCTGTTTGACCCATAAATCCTCTTATTTTACTAGCATTTCTTCTAGCTTCTAGATGTCTCCACCATTTAACTGATTTTTTATCTGTAGTTGCTTGGAATTTTGTATTATCTAAATCTAATACAAAATCTTTCATAAATTTAATTTCACCAGTAGTCCATTGAATAAGTCTCATTAAAGTTGATCTAGTAATTAATGCATCAGGTATAAAATAATAAAACTCAGTAGCTGGAATCATATGTGTTACACACTTTACTGCAACTGAAATAGGTACATTCATCATAGAACCATTAGGTCCATTTGTTGCTGTAATAGTTAATTCCAATACACTTGGTTCTAAATCATTATTTTTTTGAACTCTAGTATCTGATTTTATTGCAGTGACAAATCTTTGATTTAAATTTTGTAAATCTTTTTCCATTTCTTTTTCTTTCTTTTCAATTTCTAATTCTAATTTTCTTTTTTGAAGTGGATCTATATCTTGTCTAACTTTAGCATCATACATTAATTTAGATATTTCAAGATCTTTTTTTCTAATATCTCTTGCTTCTTTCGCTTCAGCTTTTTCTAAACTATCTCTTTCTTCTAATTTATCTAAAGCACTTTCATAAGTTTTAGACATACCATATTGCATATTAATCTCATTTAATCTATCAGTAACTGTTTTTTCTTTAGTACTATCAATAATTTGGAGGTCTTTTAATTTAGTTACAAACTCTTCAGAATTTCTACAAGTTCTAATTCTATCATTATTATTAGGATCTCTATAAAAATATCCTAATTCACCATTAGAAGTAATATCAACCCAAGCATCATTTGAAGTTGAATGTGTATCAAACCATACTATTTTATCCCTTAATCCATTATTAATTTGGACGTAGTCATCAGTTATTGAACTAATTGCATCATCATAAGTATTACTATTTGCAATTCTATTATTTATATTATTTTTACTAGCAGTAATTCCTTTATAAGCATTTCCAGCATCACGAGGATCTACCATTATCATTGGATTTCGTTTAGGTTCTGTTTTAGCTTCACTTAATAAATTCAAATTAAAATTATCATAATATGGTTTACTTAATTTTTTATTTTCTCTAATTAATAAATTTTTATTAATATTACCTATTTCTAAATTATTTAAAAATGAACTAGATTCTACACCTAAAAAATCTAATAATCCTATATCACTTGCAGCTGAATAATAATCAGAACTGGAACTTAAACCATAATTAGCATTATCATTTTGATGTATATTTCTAATTAATCCAGCTCTCGTACCACCTTTACTTAAATCTAATACTTCAGCATTATTTATAATTACAATTCTAAGATAATTACAATATAATTGCTCTAATAAATTTCTTACTCTATTATAAGCAGAAAATGAAACAGTAGTGGAAGTTAATAATGGAAATTGACATATATTCATTCTAGCTTTAGATGCTAATGATCTATTTGCATTTTTAGCATCAACTAATCTACCTACTACTTCATCTGCATCTATATCATCTTCATTTTGCAATATTTTAGCAACACCTTTTATAAGTTCTAAAACTTCAATCATTGTTTATAAACTCCTTTCTTTTCTCCTATTTATTAAAAAAAAATAATATTTTATTGTTGAATGTGGCAAGAATATTATGGAGAAAATCCATTCTCCATAATTAATTAGATTGTAATTTTAATTTTTAAATATATTATATCATTTAATTTCCAATAATTAAATCAGATAATAAAGCTATACCTAATTCCCATGTAGGGGTTTCTGCTCTCATTTTATAACTACCTCCTTTCCTTCTATTATATTCACAATCATACATAGCATTTCTAACATAGTCGTTAGATCCATGAAATTCAATATCATTTTCTTCTACATAATCGTAGAATTTTTTTCCATATGGATTTTTATATCCTTGTATATATTTCCAATAATTTTCATTATCATAATTATATGATTCATTCTCTTTATGTTTTAATACACTTTTTTTATTATTAATTTCATTTTTAGGTTTAACATTATTATCTATTATTCCCAATCTATCAAAATATGCCATAATACACCAATCTCCTTAATTCAAGTTTTAATTTTATAACTTCCTTAAGAAAATTGATTATTGTAACACCAATAATTCTTGCCAAGTGTTACTAAATTACAATCCGATAAAAGAATAATCAATAATTCTTTACATTATTATAATATATATTTATAAAAAATATATAATTTTAAACAAAGTGATATAATAATAAATAAAAGGGGAGTGATCTAATTATGGCATCTTATAAAAAAAGAAGTGGAAACTATTATACCTCAAATTCAGATTCTAGTGATCCATATTTTATGCCATATGGAAGTCAATTCAGTGGAAATGGATCTGTACAGAATGGTAACCCAGGTCCTGGTAAAGGATATGGTAATTCATCAGCTGTACCAAGTGAATTATTAAATAATTATTATGCTTATAAAACAATACCAACAGCAGGAATTAATATGATAGAACCTTCCTTAACTGGAAGACCTCACATATTTTTAATAAAACCAGCAATAGGACATGGTTTACAAAGTAATAAAGGTAATGGAACAGATCCAACATATTCAAGATTTAAATCAGCAGTAGGAAATATTGGTAGTTTTTTTACATCTTCTCCAACAACAATTTCAGACACAATATGTTTTCCATTATCAAATTTAGCAAGAAGCTCAAGTATAGATGATGTAACTATGAGTACAATATCAGCTGCAGAAACATTTAGGGGATATGTACAAAAATTACCTAGTGAAACTAATGAAAGTAAAGGTGGAGGAGATATTGAAATAACATATTTAGAATTACAATATCCAGTAGTAACTTTATTTCATAAATTATGGTTTGACTATGCTTATAATGTTAGATTTGGTTTTTATGAAAGACCACAGGGTGAAGACTGGAGAAAAATTATAGATTATGCTTCCGCAATATATTATTTTTTAACTGGACCAGATGGGAAATCAATAACATATTGGAGTAGATTTATTGGAGTAATACCTACATCGATTCCATATAGTTCATTTGGTGGTGGTATAGGAGAAAATAATATTGTAGAAGTAAGATGTGCATATACTTATTCATTTAAACAATCAATGGACTATGATATTATAAATGATTTTAATACTATAGCAGGTGGAGGTTCAGGTGCTAATTCAATATCAAGTGGATTATTACCTATAGGAGGATCATCATTATCAATTAAAGATAATGCTTCAGGTATGCCCGAATTTGACTTTTCACCTAGTGTTTATTAAAGGAGATGTGATTTATATAATATGAAAAGAATTTTTGATAATATAGATATTAATCTTGATGTATATGACATACAAGATAATTGGATTAATAATATAGCTGCAAAATATTTAGATGTAGAAAATACAAATCAATTAAAAACTGGTTTATTTGGTTATTTAAATGAAGTAATGGCTAATGAAGTAAGAAGTTCAGTATATCATAGGAACTTTTTATATGATGAAGCATTTTTAAATACAGCTTGTTTATCTCGTTCTATATATAATAAAGCTAAAACGTATAGTTATGATATACCATTAGCAGTACCATCATCATTAATATTAAAAATAAAGATAAAGAAAGATGATATCATTAAATTCGGTACTAGAATAGTAAATAGTGAAACTAATACAGCAACTGGTAATTTTAAATTAACATTAAGTGCTGAAGATAATGATATTATATTAGATAAATATAAATTTAAATTAGAAACAGATATTGATATATATGCTAGATTAATAAATAAAAAAATTAAAAATGAAATGACTGGTATAGATGAATATACATCTACTTATCTATATTCAGCAAGATATGTAAGAGAGACTGATTTAGATGGAAATATTATAAAAGGATTATTTAGTGAAGAAACATCTACTTATATAAAAACTTATTCAGAAACTATTAGTCATATAGAATATCTAGTATTAGAAGTTAATGCTTATCAATATGAAAAAACAGAATATATTAAAGAAAATTTCTCTAAAGAACCAACTGATAGTTTATTCTTTAATATACCTTATTCAAATAATTTATGTAAATTTACTGTATATTATGAAACACCATCATTAGAAACATACTTAAATGGTTATTTTAATGATACTTTTACACCTGATGATGATTATTATTACTATTATAATTTTGATAATGAAATACTTAATATTTATTTCTCTGGTATATCTGGTACATTTAAACCATTAATGAATTCAAAAATAACCATTAATTCATATAATACATTAGGTACAGAATGTAATTTTAATTATACTGGTGACATATATTTTAAGATTAATCAAAGTAATCTAGTTACTACAAAAATATTAGCTGAAAAGATATCTAATCCTAATGGGGGAACTAATCAACCTACTAAAATGGAATTAAAGAAATTATTAATAGATTGCTTCTTAACTAGAGATAATTTAATAACTGAATATGATTTACAAGTATTCTTTAATGATATTAAAAAGAAAGTAGCTAATGATAGTGAATTAACATTTATTAAAAAACGTGATGATGTATTTAAAAGAACATATGTAGCATTTGCATTAATTAGAGATGATACTGGATTAATATTACCTACTAATACAGTTGATCTTAAATTTAAATTAAATGATGATAATGATATGGAATTAGATGAAACTGAAACATTTTCTGATTCATTTTATATTAATTCTGGTTCTTATGTTTATTATGATGAAGATAATAAAGTATATCTATTAGGTAATGTAATTGGTAATTTAAATAATAATTATAATTTAAGTTATGATAATCATGGTCATCCAATATTAAGAGATAATGATAATGTATTTTATAAAATAAATGAAGAAGATTATGAAAATATTTTTAATTATGTTGAAAATCTTAATATTCATCATGTATTAGATTATATTGATGATGATGGTAATAAAGTATATCTAAATCTTATTAATAGAAATGAAGTTGATTGTAATAAATTACCTGTAGATAAATTAGTTTATTTTACAGATCAAGAAGTATTTTTAAATGATTATTTTGATATACCTAATGATAGACAATTACAATCAATATATTTTCATGAGCAAAATGTAAATAATAGATTAAAAACTACTAAAGAAATATTAAATGCTAAAATATATCTAGTTGATCCTGATTGTTATAGTTATACTGGTTATTATCAAGATAATATATTAATAGATAAACCATATATGGATTATGTATGTAAAACTATTAATGAATATTTTAAATTAGGTATGTTAGATATACAAAAAGTAAGTTATTATATAAATGATTCAGATAATTTAGTATTAGTTGAAGATAATACAAGTGCAGATGATTTAGATAATCCAGTATTAAATCTTTATAATATATATAGAAGTACTACTCAAGTAATATTATGTAAAAAAGATAGTAATATCGAACCAACATATGATAATTTATATGCTAATGTAATATCAGGTATTAAATTACAAGTATTAGATTTAAATGGTAATATAATAGAAGAATGGATAACTGAAAGTACACCACATACAATAAGTGGTAAACTAGAATTAAATTCTACTTATATATTACATGATGCTACATTAAATGATAAGAGTACTGATTTAAAATTTAAAATATCATCATATCAACCAATTGAAATTACTATGTATACCGATCCAGCTGATAATATTACTAATATAAATGATGAAAATGATACAGATGAATCTAAAACAGTTTATAGAAAAGCATCATATACATATTATGATAAAGATAGTGATGGTAATACTGTATTAAAAACTGTAGATGATATAGTTGATCAAAATATTCAAACGGTTTATTATATTTATTTTAATAATACAAATGAAGTAATTAATTTCTATAATAATATAATTAATAAATGTAAATATCCATTATATGAAACATATGAAGATTTTAAATCTAAATTATACGGATCATATAAAGGTACTAAAATAACTAATATTATTGTAAATGATACTGATATTTATAATACTTATCAAAATGATGATTATTTAATAGTACAATATAATGAAAGTAATAGAGAATTATTAAAAGAAGCTTTTGATAGTGAAGTATTAACTCCAAGTAATAATCTATTTAATGGTGTTAATATAACATTAAGAAATAAGAATAAGAATATATTAAAT